AGATGGATCAGGTGTAACTGATGTAGTGGAATCATATAATGGCACATCATGGACAGAAATTGCAGATGTAAATACTGGAAGACAAGAAGGTGGAGGTTTTGGATTACAAAGTGATGCAATAATGGCAGGAGGAGCAAATCCTGGAGGTAATACAGCACTTACTGAAAGTTGGAATGGTACTGCATGGACAGAATTAGCAAACCAAGGAACTGGTAGAGCTTATATGGGATCAGCAGGAGCTACTGGTAGTTCTGGTTTTATTGCAGGTGGACAACCTCCTAACACAAATGCTACAGAAGAATGGACAGTTTCATCTTTTACAACAAAAACTTTTGACACAGATTAAAACTTGACTATTAATTAGATAGTTATTATATAGATAGTAGAAATGAATAAAGAAAAACGAAACATAGCGACTAAACTAGAAACTGAGTCTAAGTATCTAACTAACATATTAGATAAAGATGATGTTAAAGATTTTAAAAAATTAATACCAGAGCTTCAAGACACTTGGCACAAGAAACAAATGTTTAGAACAGAAACAGAAATGAGATTTTCTGTATTATCTGATAACAAATATCCAAGCAAAGCTGCTAAATACTGGCAATCAGTTAGAGAACAAAATACTCACTTTGAGAATTTAGTACATCTATCTTTTGATGCTAGAAAAAACGAAGTAGAAATTAAAAAATTACAAAGAGATATTAAAAAAGAAAAAGATCCATTAGAAGTTGAACTTAAACAAATAGAATTAGAAGAAAAAATATATGGTAAAGCAAGTATGGAACTTGTTGCTAAACATAGAATGAGAGAAGTTGCAACATGGTCTAAACTTAAAAAAGAATTTCATGATGGTAACTTTGATGATAAAGATGTTGATTCTCATCAAGCTGAATCTTATAAAATACAATTACAACACAGAGCAAATACTATAACTGCAGGCACATCACAAGCTGAAGTATTTAATATTGTAGGTCAAGTAGATACTTTAAATAGAGTTATGGCATCAGGTGAATTAAACAAACCGGAAGAGAAAAAAAAACTTAGAAAGAAGTAGTATGAAATTTGACTTTGTTTATCTTGGTCAGACAGTTTTAAAGTATGAAGTACCATTAGAGATCTTTGTTGGTCTTAATGAGATATACGAAAAACAAAAGAAACAATTACCTAAAGCTAATAAACAGCTAGCTGGTAAAATAGAAGATGAAGTATCTTTATTCTATTCTGGTCCAAACAATGATAAGATGCACGCACATTCTTATCTACCTCAAGATATTTTACAGTGGTTTGATTCTGTATTTGAACATTACTTAGCTTGGAATAAAATAGGTGAAAACCATAGATCTATCAACTCTATATGGGTTAATGAAATGAAGGCTCATGAATACAACCCCATACACATACATCAAGGTAAATTATATTCTGGTCTATCTTCTGTAATGGTTTTAAAAGTACCTAGTGAAACAGGTGTAGAATATTCAGCACCAGAAAAACCTATGAATGGAAGACTACAAATTATAGGTGCAGCAGCAGGTCAATTTGCTAAAACAGATTACTCACCTAATATGAAGATAGGAGATTTTTATATATTTCCTTACGATATGAGACATTGTGTATATCCATTTAATGGCACAAAAGAAAAACGTAGAACTTTAGTTTGTAACTGTGATGTAGATTATAATCCAGTGTCAAGCAGAACAGCATCTGGTCAATTAGAATGATTATGAAAATGCCAAGATGGTCAAGTTATATGGCTACCACAACAGAACCTATTTTTACACCACAACAATGTGAGATGGTTATACAAGCAGGTCATAAACAAAAACCACAGGTAGCACAGGTGGGAATGAATAAACCAGGTGGTGGGGTAGACACTAAAAAAAGAACTACAACAATATCTTGGATTCCTTTTAAAGAAATGAAAGAGATGTATTCACAAATTGAAGCTACTATGCAAGCAACAAATTTAAATCATTTTGGTTTTGAAAATATGAAAATAACAGAACCAGCTCAGTTTACAGAATATCCTAAAGGTGGATTTTATGATTGGCATATGGATTTAGATGTTAATGGTACACATGAACCACCGGTTAGAAAAATATCAATGACAATATTATTATCTGATCCATCTACATTTAAAGGTGGACATTTAGAATTTATGGAAAAAAATAAAGTACCTGAGTTAAAACAAGGTCAAGCTATATTCTTTGCAAGCTTTATTAGACATAGAGTTGCACCAGTAACTAAAGGCATGAGAAGATCTTTAGTTATGTGGTTTGGAGGACAACCTTTTAGATGAACCGAGAAACATTATTTCCAACTCCTTTATATTTTAAAGACTTACCTAATGCTAAAGAGTTAAATAAATATTTATTTAAACATATTAAAGCTTGGTACAAAGCTGATCCTAAAGGTGAGATAAAAACTAATTCAGGTTATGGTTGGCACAGTAAAACCGACATGAATAATAAAAAAGTATTTGATCCTCTTACACAGGAACTATTTAAAATGGCTGAAGAGTGTAATAAAGATTATGGTGTTGCACCTAAACTAGGACTAGGTAATATGTGGGCTAATATTAATCCAACACATAGTTATAATAAAACACATACTCATCCTAACTCATTGTGGTCAGGTGTGTACTATGTTAAAGTGCCAAAGAACTCAGGTAAATTATTTTTAGAAGATCCAAGACCAGGACCTAATACTTATATGCCAAGAAGAGTAGACAACATACCTAAACAACTATGGCGTGTAGTAGCTTACGATGCAATAGAAGGTAGAATGGTATTCTTTCCAGCATGGCAACCCCATGGTGTTGATATAAATATGAACAAAGAAAAAGGTGAAAAGAACTGGAGAATATCTGTATCTTTTAATTTTATACAAACATGAGTTTTAAAAAAAATAAATACCAAGTTATTAGAAATGCTATATCAAAAGAACTAGCTGACATAGCTTATACTTATTTACAAATATCAGCAGAGGCAGATCATTGGATGCTTACGAATCAAGTAACACATGAAAAAAACCCATTGATAGGTAATTTTAAAGATGAACAAGTACCAGGTTCCTATGCAAAATATGCAGATAGATTAATGGAAACATTACTTATTAAAACAATACCTGTAATGAAAGCTAAGACAAACTTAGATCTAATACCTACCTATTCTTACACAAGATTATATAGAACAGGTAATATATTAAACAGACATAAGGATAGACCTAGTTGTGAGATATCAACAACACTTAATTTAGGTGGAGATCCATGGCCTATATTTATAGACCCTACAGGAGAAAATAATGTTATTGATGAATATCAAGGTGTTATAAAACCTGATGCACCTAAAGGTGTACAAGTTAATTTAAAACCAGGTGATATGCTTATATATTCTGGTTGTGAGTTAGAACACTGGAGAGAACCTTTCCAAGGCAAGTTATGCGGACAAGTATTCCTACACTATAATCATGCAAATGGACGCTTTGCAAAGTCCAATTTATATGATAAAAGACCTATGTTGGGTATACCCAAAACTCGTTGATTCACAACGCACTTTAATATAATCTAAAGGACATATGTTACAAAAAATAGGATTTCAGCCTGGGTTTAATAAACAAGTTACTTCAACTGGTGGTGAAGGACAATGGAAAGCTGGAGACAATGTTAGATTTAGATATGGTACACCTGAGAAAATAGGTGGTTGGGCACAATTAGGTTCTGTTGATATTACAGGTCGTAACACAGCTATTCATCATTTTATAAATACATCAGGTATTAAGTATGCAGCCTTAGGAACTAATAGAATTTTATATGCATACTCTGGTGGTATTTTTTATGACATCCATCCTTTAAAAGCTACAACAACTTTAACTAATGCTTTCTCTACAACTAATGGATCAGCTGTTGTAACTATTACTTTTGCATCTGATCATGGTATTGGTGCAGGTGATATTTTATTATTAGATAACTTTACAGCTATCACAGGTTCTAATTTTGTATCTACTAATTTTGATGACAATAAATTTCAAGTTACATCTATACCTACATCAACAACTTTAACAGTAACCATGGCCTCTAATGAAGGTGGTTCTGGAGCAACTACTTCTGGTGGTATTAGAGTAAAACATTATTACCCTGTAGGACCAGCTCAAGAAGTTGCCTCAACAGGTTGGGCTTTAGGACAATGGGGTGGAACACAATCAGGACAATTTACTTCTACTTTAGCTGCAAATATTAATACATCAGTTACAAGTTTAACAATGGCTAGTGCTACATCTTTTCCATCAACAGGAACAATTATTATAGCCTCAGAATTAATTACATACACAGGAAAAAGTGGTAACACATTATCAGGTTTAACTAGAGGAGCATTAGGTACAACTGCTGCATCTCATTCGTCAGGAGTTACAGTTACAGATGCTTCTAAGTTTGCAGGTTGGAACTCAGCTCCATCAGGAGACGTTGTAACTGATCCTGGTTTATGGGCATTAGATAATTTTGGTAACACTTTAATTGCATCTATCTTTAATGGAGAAAGTTTTTCTTGGAGTGCTAATGCAACAAACGCTACAAACACAAGAGCAGTAATTATATCAGGAGCACCAACTGCTTCTAGAAATATGTTAGTATCTGCACCCGATCGTCACTTAATATTTTTTGGAACAGAAACAACTATTGGAACTAAATCTTCACAAGACGAAATGTTTATAAGGTTTTCATCTCAAGAAGATATTAATACTTACACACCCACAGCGATTAACACAGCAGGTACACAAAGACTATCTGATGGATCAAGAATAGTAGGAGCTCTTAGAGGTCGTGATGCTACATACATTTGGACTGATACTGCTTTATTTATTATGAGATTTGTTGGACCACCATTTACTTTTTCTTTTCAACAAGTAGGTACAAACTGTGGATTAATAGGTAAGAATGCTTGTGTTGAAGTTGATGGTTCTGCTTATTGGATGTCAGATAATGGTTTCTTTAGATACACAGGTAAACTAGAATCATTACCATGTTTAGTAGAAGATTTTGTTTATGATGATATTAATGTAATACCTAAAGAACACATCAATGCAGGGCTAAACAACTTGTTTGGTGAGGTTATGTGGTTCTACCCTAACTCAGGCTCAGGAATTGTTAATAGAGTTGTAACTTATAATTATTTAGATTCAACATCTGAAAGACCTGTATGGACTACAGGTACATTAGCTAGAACGGCGTGGCAAGATTCTGCTGTATTTGGTAAACCTCATGCATCAGAATATAATTCTAGTGGTACAACACCTTCAACAAGCAAAGACCATGTCATTGGATGTACTGATGGTACATCAACATACTATGAACATGAGACAGGATTAAACCAAGTTAAAGAAGGATCAACTACTGCCATTGCAGCCAACATAGAATCAGGAGATTTTGATATTGGACAATCAGGTGGTTTAATAGGAACAGGTAATGATGGTGAGTACATGATGAAAATTAGAAGAATAATACCAGACTTTTTATCACAAACAGGTGATGCAAGAATTACATTAAACTTAAGAGACTTTCCAAATGATGTTTCTGCAAGTTCTTCGTTAGGACCTTTTACAATAACAAGTGGTACACAGAAAATTGATACACGTGCAAGAGCTAGATCAATATCGTTAAAAGTAGATAATACTAGTACAAGTCAGTTTTGGAGACTTGGTACATTTAGATTAGATATACAACCAGATGGTAGAAGATAATGGCTAGAATAGTACAATCATTAACACAACAAGGTAAAGAGTATGATCAACAATTACAATTGTCTTTTCTTAGAGATATAGATGGTATTGTACAAAAACTTAACACAACGTTTCAACAAGATGTAAAAGATGAAGTAGAAGCGTTTAACTTCTTTTTAGCATAATGGCAAATTCTTTTGTAAATAAAAAAGTAGATTTAACATCGACAAGTGCTACAACATTGTATACAGTTCCGTCTGCTACAACTGGTGTAATAAAGTCTATACTAGTATCAGAAGATTCAGGTAATGCTGATACTATAACAGTCACTATTACTAACACAGCTTCTGCTGTATTTAGTTTATTTAAGACTAAAACTATAGCAGCTAATGGAACTACAGAACTATTAACAGCGCCTTTAGTATTAGAGGAAAGTGAAGTGTTAAAAGTTACAGCAGCAACCGCAAATAGACTACATGTGGTGCTTTCTGCTTTACAAATTAAACCTAGAGATACTATAACATAGTCTTGATTTACTAGGAAAAACCTAGTAGATTAGTAAACTCAGGTGAAATCCCTGCCTTAAAAATTTAATTAAAATATATATATGATAACAAGATCTCAAATCAGAAGACAATTACGTAGCCAAGGTGGCATCATGAATGTTGTAGGCAGACAGAAATACGGACTAGGTAGTTTTGTAAGAAAAGCTTTTGGTAAAGCTAAAGACGTAGTTTCTAATGTAGTAAAAAGTCCAATAGGTAAAGCTGCAATAATAGGTTTAGGTGGAGCAGGACTTATGGGTATGGGACCTTTAGCAGGTCTTAGTGGTATAGGTGCTAAGATAGGTGGACTTGGTAAAGCAGGAGGCTTAAGTTCTTTTTTTGGTAAAGGAAGTTTTAATCCTTTAAAGATGGCTATGAATCCAGGTGGAGGTGGAGGACTTGGTCTTAGTAGTTTTGGTAGTTTATTAGGTAAAGTTGGTTTAGCAACAGATGCAGGTGGTTTATCTACTATAGGTAAAGTAATAGGAGCAGGTGGATTACTTGGATACTTCACATCAAAAGGTATAGCACCTGAAGAAGCAGAACAATTATCACAAGATGTTTATAGAGGTAAAGGCGCTGGACTAGATATGATTAAAGCAGATATTCAAAAATACAAATCAGGCGAGTCTAGTGAATCTGAAATGTTTGCTAAAGGATATAATTTCTTACCACAGAAAAAATTTATTAGACAAGGTA